GCAACTTCCTCCCAAGTATATTGTCTTCCCTGTCTCCAGTGAAAGTTGATTCCTTTGAATCCCCATCTTTCTAATGATGTGCAAGCAATTAGTGGATGTTGGTCATACTCTATATTTGGTGTTTTGGGATTGTATACAAAAGTATAGAACTTCCCTGGTTCTGGGTAAAGCACTTCTTCTTTCAGAACATCCATAATGATAAGCATCAAATCTTCAGCATCGGTTGTCCCAGACTGCTCTATTCTTTTTTTTAGTTCCCTCATTCTTGGAGGAACACTTGTATATTGTCCAAAACCTTCTGCCATTATTTGATACCCAATTCTTCTTCTGTGATGATTTTAAATTCTATTAGTCTATCATCACAAAATTCTTTTGCTGCTTTCCACTTAGCTTGATTAACAGCATAAGTTTTACATTCGTGTAGATATGATTTAGTCACTCTTGATTTTTTTGTTGGTGGTTTAGTTTGCTTTTTGGGTTTAACTTCTACCACGTAGGTTTTAATTTGTCCAGTACTTTCTTTTACTTTTATAATGAAATCTGGAAAGTATCTATGAACTCTATTATCAACTGGTGATAGATATGGAATCCAGAACTCTTCACTTCCCCATTCAATTATATTTTCATTTAAGTCACAATAACTACAAAACCTCCTTTCCCAACTACTTCGACATATGATGTTGTTTGGATCACCTTTATATTTGTTGGGGTATGATGGTTTATACTTACTCTTAATACTTTCTGCCATTATCTCTACTACATAATATATACAGGTTAAAAATATTTATAAATGCCTTCCGCAAAGAGCATATCTCAAATTAAGTCTGCACTTTTGCATCCAGCAACAACTTCTCACTTTGAAGTAACTGTGGGTCTTCCCAAGAAGTTGACTACTGGTGGTTATTTAATTGATAATGGCGTAAATCTTGAAAATGAAAATATTGATAAATTGAACTTATTATGCTGTGAGGCAACTCTTCCAGGTTCAAACTTAGCTACACTTGAGGTTACTGGAGATTTTCATGGTGTTACTGAAAGGCACGCATACAGAAGAGTTTATGATGACAGAATTGATTTAACTTTCTATGTTGATGCTGAGAACTACTTACCTATTCGAGTGTTTGAGACTTGGATGAAGTATATTGCACAGGAGTCTTCAGTAGCACCTCAAACGGATAGAGGAGGAATTACTTCACGCTCTAACGAATATTTTTATAGATTTCAATATATTGATGAATATACAAGTCAGCAAGGACTATCAATTACTAAATTTGAAAGAAGTAGTTATAGTTCTTCTTCTGGGTCTGCATCTTCCTTAAGATATGATTTTGTGAAAAGTTATCCAATTAGTGTTTCATCTATGCCAGTTTCTTATGATTCTTCGTCTCTTCTTAAATGTACTGTTTCTATGTCATATATTCGCTATATTGTGAATAAGACAAATGATCCCCCACAACAAAAAACTGGTTCTCAATTATCAACTCCTATAGAGCAAGCAGCGTTTAATAATGCTCCAGATTATTTCCTCAATCCTCAGTTTGGTGTAGAAGGTGCTCAGGGAAATCCTAGAAATGGAGTCGCTAATGACTTCTTAAATGGTGGAGATTCTTCAAAAGATCAATTTGGGGTTAGGGACCAACTTGGTAGAGGTGCTGAAGGAACTATTGGTGCAAATATTTTAGCATAATCTTACCTACTGTAAGATTTACAAATCTTCCATAAATAATCATACTGAGATATTTTTATAGGACATTATGCCTTTACCTAAGATTTCTACACCAACTTATGAACTTGAATTGCCATCAACTGGAGAAACAATTCGATACAGACCCTTTTTAGTTAAAGAAGAAAAACTACTTGTGATTGCTTTGGAGAGTGAAGATACTAAGCAAATCACAACCGCAATTAAAACAGTTATTAAAAACTGTATTCAGACTAAGAATATTAAAGTTGAGTCTTTACCAACTTTTGATATTGAATATCTTTTCCTTAATATTCGTGGTAAGTCTGTTGGAGAGGAACTTGATGTTAATATAATTTGCCCTGATGATGGAGAAACTCAAGTTCCTGTAAAAATTAATTTGGATGACATTCAAATCCAAAAGAATGATGAGCATTCAAATCAAATTAAACTGGATGATAATATTATGATGGAGATGAAGTATCCATCTCTTGACCAGTTTATTAAGAATAATTTTGACTTTGATAATAAAAATGCTATGGACCAATCTTTTGAATTGATTGGATCTTGTATTGATAAAATTTATACTGAAGAGGAAGTTTGGTCTACATCAGACGTTACAAAAAAAGAACTATCCGAGTTCTTGGAGTCTATGAACTCTTCTCAATTTAAAGATATTGAGAAGTTTTTTGAAACTATGCCAAAACTATCTCATACTATTAAAGTTACAAATCCAAATACTAAGGTTGAAAGTGAAGTAGTTCTTGAGGGCTTAGCATCTTTTTTCGCGTAGCGATGGTCCATATGGACCTTGAGAACTACTTCCGTCTTAATTTTTCTTTGATGCAGTACCATAAATATTCTTTATGGGAGATTGAAAATATGATGCCCTGGGAAAGGGATATCTATGTTGCTTTACTTCAGCAACATCTTGAAGAAGAACAATTAAAACAGCAACAACAACAGCAGCAGATGAGTAATGCCCATTTCTAAGGACCTAAAAGACCTAGATTCACAACTTAAAAAGACGGTCATCTCTGCCGAAAGTTTTAAGAGAGGGGGCTCATTTGATTTATCAAAAAATATTGCAAGTATTCATAAAAATATAGGAAGTCTTGCCGAGCATACAAGAAAACTTGTTATGTGCGTTAGTCAAATAGAGAAGACTGTTAATAATAATTCGAGAAAGATAACGAGTCTTAAAAATATTTCTAAGACTCAAAGTGAAAGAATAAGCGGTACAAATATTGGTGCAAAGTTACCTGGCAGTTCTACTTCAAAAGTAGAAGATAATATCTCTGCGATTGCAAAATCTGTAAATTCAATCGCAGAGATAATGGCAGGTAAAAAGAAACTTGCCGATGATACTGCTGCATATGATAGAAAAAAAGCAGAGCAAGAAAAAAGAGGACTTGCTGAGAGCAAACTAGAGAAAGTATTTAGGGGTATCGCTAAAACTGCAGAAAAAGTTATAGCACCCGTTAAAAGTCTTCTTGACAGAATTCTTGATTTTATTGGGACAGTAATACTTGGAAGAATAGTTTTTAAACTAGTTGAATGGTTGGGGGATAAGAAAAATCAGAGTAAAGTAAAATCCATAATACGTTTCTTTAAAGATTGGGGACCAACTCTACTTTCTCTCTATATTGTATTTGGAACATCATTTGGAAAGTTTGCTAGGGGATTAATATCTCTTGTTATAAAAAGTACGGTTAGACTTGGTGCTGCTGTTGCTGCTCTTGCGGTAAAAGCTGGAATTGGAAAAGCGGGCGGTAAATTATCAAAGGTTGCTGGTTTTCTTGGAGGTAAAAAAGGAAAACTTCTTGCTGCTGGATTAGAAGCAGGAGTTACTGTTGCTGGTACGATGGCTTTAAGCAATACGCTTAAAGGTGGAGAGCAACCAAAAGCGCAGGGTCTTGCTGGGGGTGGATATGTAAGACCAAGATTCCCTGCGTTTAGTGGTGGTGGATTTAACTTCAAAGGTATGATGGGCGGCGCTGGAATGGGCGCTATGTTTGGTCCACTTGGTATGCTTCTTGGTGGAGTATTTGGTGGATCGAGTGGTCTTATAAATGGACCTGGTGGACCAAAAGGAGATAAAATTCCCGCCATGCTTTCTGATGGCGAATTTGTAATGTCTGCCGGTGCAGTTCAAAAGTATGGGGTCGATACTTTTGAAGCAATGAACGCTGCTGGAGGAGGTACTAATATTCCTAAAATCGCAAGTGGAATCGTTCGTGCTGCTGGTGGTGGGTATATTGGAAATCCAGTTGTTGCCCAAGAAGCATGGACAAACTACATGAAAATGAACCCTAGCAAATTTGCTAAAGGTGCGGATTATGGAGATTTTGAATCGGTGAATCGTGCTTCAAGAGATTTTATGAAGACCTTTATGAAAACTGGAAAACCGCCAGAGTGGGCAAAGGTTACACAAAAAACAACAAGAGTTAATGCACCCCCAAGATCTTCACAAACATCACCCCCAAGATCTTCACAAACAACACCCCCAAGATCTACTCCACCAAATACATCATCTTCTTCATTAATGAGAAGACCAACATCAGCACTTTCTACTGATGTGAGATCTCCCGGAATTAGATCAGTTAGACCTCGTGGATATGGTGGAGCACTTCAAGCAGCTTTTGCTGCCATGGAATTTAATGATAGAAAACAAGCAGGACAAACAACAGCACAAGCAGGTTTAGGTGCTACGGGTTCTGCTCTTGGTGGTCAAGTTGGTTGGATGGCAGGTGCTAAGGCTGGAGCACTTCTTGGTGGTGCTATTGGGGCAATGTTTGGTGGAGTTGGAGCAGCTCCTGGTGCTGCTGTCGGCGCAATAGTTGGTGGTATTGCTGGTGGATTTGGTGGAGCATCTTTAGGTGGAAAACTTGCTGATGATGTATCTGGTGTGAATGCAGCAAAAGAAAGAATGAGTCGTGGTGGAATCGGTGGTGCAATTAAAGGTGGTTTTGGTTTAAAGAAAGAATCTGCTAAGGACCAATTTAAGAATGCTCCAAAAACAATGGTGATGACTGACGATAACGGAAGACCTTTTGTTGGTCATAAGGCAATGAAAAATGGACAATTAACCTATGTAAGACCATCAAAACCTGGAACTGGAACAACTAATCCATTAGAAATGCTTGGTAGAATGATAAATCCTGGTGCATATAAGGATAGTGATGCAAGACTTGCAATGAAGAATCAAAAGATTGCAATGGTTAATGCATTAGAAAGATTCCAGGCACAAGGTATGGCTCCTGATGCTCAGGCAAGAATGATGAAAAAACTGGGTGGTAATTTGAAAGATGTTCAGAATGATTTAAATTATAGAAAAAAAACACAAGCAAAATTAGCACCAACAAAACCAAAGACTGCGGGTTCTGGAGTTACTCCTCCAGTAAAACCAGCAGCAAAAGTTGTTTATGGTCCTCCAGCTCCAAAAGCAAAAAATAAAAGAGGTGGTGGCACAACCAAAACAAAGACTCCAAACTTTGGTGCAACTTGTCCTAAGAATGGCAACCAAAAGAGAAAAATTCTTGGCATATTCTAGGAGATAAAGTAAATGGCAATTTCATCAGACAAACTCCTAAACAGACCATCAGAACTCCATAGACGTTATGGTGGAAGACTTGCTATGAAGGAAGACCTTCAGAAAAAAATGGTTAGTGGTGGTCCTTCTAATATAGTTCTAACCAAAAAGTCTGTAAAAGATATTGGTAATATTAAAGTAAATGTAATTAAAATCGAAAGCATTTTAAAAGGAACTCTCGCTGCTGAAAAGAAATCTCTTGACACAAAGAAAAGACAAGAAAGTGGTAAGAGAAGGGAGAAGCAAGAGGAAAAACTAGAAACAAAACCACAAGCAGAAAAGGGACCAATCAAGATGCCAAAAGTCCCAAGAATGGGATTTCTTGATTGGGTTAAGAACTTTATTGGTAATGTGATACTTGGATATTTTGCTGTAAGGCTGATTGATTATCTACCAAAGATAAAACCAATTATAAAGTTTCTTGGATCTGCTGCTGATTTTCTTATTGATACTGGGGGAAAATTATTAGATGGTCTTGTAACCTTTATTGACTGGGGATACAAAGCGATTGATTTTACTCGTGGTATGATGAAGAGTATTGGTGGTGAAAATTTCGCTAAAGTCTTTGATGGATTTACTGGTGCTGTTGGAACACTTGTAGAGACTGCTATTATTGCTGCTACGGTTCTTGCAACTCAGGGTGATGGTGGTGTTCTTGATATTGGTATGGATATGTTGAAGGACCGATTGCTTGGTCAAGGTGCTCAAAGGGCAGCACAAGCAGGCGCTCAAGCCGCAGGTCAAGCAGGAGGAACGGCTGCTCAAGCTGGTGGTATAGGTGCTGGTGCAGTTGCTGGTATCGTTGCTGGTGCTGGACTACTTGCATCTGCTTTGGGTGAAGGTGCATTTCAAGTAAGAAAAGTTGTAGTAAAACCAATACAAAATCTTGAGAAGGCATATAAAGAGGATAAAAATCCCCTTACAAAAATTGGAAGAGGTATTGCTCTTAATATGGTTAGACCTCTTTATGGTGTCTTTTCTACTGTTGGATTTTTATTGGATGTTGTTGGTGCTCCTTTTAGATATGCAATTGAACTTTTACGCTTCCCATTTTTAAGTGAAGAAGATAAGCAAAAGCAAGCAAACAATCTTGCTAAGTTTGATGCAAGAATTCGTGAGGATTTGAGAAAAGCACTTAATATGGTTACTCTTGGACTTGCTTTTAAAGAGAAGGGTTCTTTTGGAAACATTTATGGTAACAAAGGTGCCCAAAAAGAAATGATGGGCAAGATGGCAGGTGGTGGTATTACAAGAGGTGGAAAGTCTCGTGGTGGTATTAAGAGAACAGTAACAAAAGGAAAATATAAAAGAGTATTAGCAAGAAAACCATCAAAGACTCAGTTTAAAGGAGACCCCAAAGACCTGTTAGTGAAAACTGGAGAACAACTTGATAAAACAAAATACTTTGGTCCGGTTTTGGCAGTTTCAACTAAACTGGAAGCAAAGGAAGAACCAACACAAAAAGATTATGAAAACGTTGGATTGGGTCTCAATTTATTAATTGCAAAGGGACTTGAAGAGAAACAACTGAAAGGTGGATTAGTTGCTGCATTTGCTGAAGGCGGTATGGTTGATGATAAATTTTTAGAAGCAGCAGAAAAGGGTGTTGATATTAGCAGTTGGATTAGTAAAACTTTTAGAGATGAATTTGAAACAAATGCCCAAAAAACTTTGAGAATGATTCGAGAAAATGCAGAAAAGAAAAAATCTCAGGAAGTACAAAAACCACCATCTCCTGATGACATGGGAGATGGTACGAATATTGAAGGAGCAGAACTATCGGGTAGTATTGCACAAAAGGCTTTTCAACTTGCAAAAATAGTTCAATCTAGATTTGGATTAAAAGACTTTCAAGCCGCCGCAATTGTTGGCACTTGGTTGAGAGAGGGATTTGGTAGTGGGCATCCAGACGTAAAAGAAGGTGGAAAAAGAGGAGCACCAATGTATGATGCACCAAGAACGGGTGGATATGGATTTGCTCAATGGACAAATACTGAAGGGGGTGGGCCCAATGATAGATTAAACAGAGCTTTGATTTATTTGGGTATGCAGAATAATCCAAGACCTTGGACTGTTGATGATAATTTAAAAGTTTTTGAATGGGAAACTAAAAAATATTATTCTACTCTTTGGCCAGCTTTAAAAAAAACCACTAGTCTTCAAGATGCGGTTAGAACTTTTGTTGGAATATATGAAGCTGGTGGAATGAGTCAAATTGCCAGATATGAGGCACAGGAAGCACATTTAGGCGGAGAAGGATTTTTAGGAAGAAGACTTTCCTCCGCACAATCAGTTTTAAAAACATTGCAGACAGGAAAAGATACCGCTGGTAATGCTTTAAAAATGGCAGAAATGCCTTCATCATCTGTAGATTTAAAAGGAGGTAGTGGAAAATTTATTCAAGGTAATTCTGGTGCCTCCGGTGGCGTTCATTTTCACATTGGTCCCGGAACTCAACCTGGACAAGTTGACACAAAATATAATGCCGATGCAAGAAAGGCAGCCCAGCAGGTAGTAAAACACTTTTTGGGCAAAAAATCTCTATATGATGGGAGAAGAGGTGCATCTTACACTTCAGGCAGTGATGAAGAAATAATGGCAGCACAAAAAGCTCATAGTGCTTATGGGTCTCAGGGGGGAATCGATATCCAAGTTGGTGGTGCTCATCCTGGAGCAGCAACAAGAATACCATTTCCTTTTGCCGTTACTAATATGGCAGAGAGACCTGGTGGATTTGGAGTAAGTGCTAAAATTGCTGGACTTAATGCATTCGTTGCTCACGGTAGGTATAATGAAAGTGGAAAACTTGCTACACAATTGGGGACACGTAGTTCCCCACCTTTTACTACCGCTGAGGGTTATGCATTCCACGGAAAGTCTTTTGGTATTGTTCCAAAAGGTGGTATGAAACTAAACCTGCATGAAGGTGAAATGTATAAAGTTGTTGATAAAGACTCTGTAAATTTATTTGGATATGACCTTACTAGAGAAATAATTGATATTGAAAATAAAGCTCAATTAGTTTCAAAAGCACCATCTATTATTGAAAGGTTATCTGCAATTGCGGGATATGCTCCTTATGATGCACTATCTCCACAAACAATTATAATGCCCACACCTAGTGCTACTATGGGCGATTATAGTGATTCGGATTCTTCTGGATTTGCTATGGCATTTGTTGGTGGTGGAGATGATCCATTTGAAACCTTATATCAGGGTGGGTAAATAGAAATAAGAGGTAATATCAAATGGCAAACCCAATAACATCCAAGTCTGCAGAACCTTCTAATATCAAGAAGTTATTCATATATTCTAATAAGGACCAGCAAAGTGCAGATCTTGGTGGTGGAACGATTCGTTTAATGTATTATGAAAGCATACTACAAGATTCGGTCAGAGCAACTGTGGTTTTTGCTGATAGTGGAAAAACTATTAAACAAAAAACAGCACTTGAAGGATTGCCTATTGTTGGGCAAGAGAAGGTTGATTTAAAGTTTACCGATAATAATGATTCAGAATTGAGTTTAACTTTGTATGTCAATAAAGTTACTCCGATGTTTGATGATACAACGAAGTCTATGGTTGAGTTGGACTTAACATCTAAAGAGTTTATAATGAATGAGAAGGTTAGATTGAACTCTAGATTTGATGGAAAAATATCCGACCATGTTCGTAGAATCTTAACAGACCAAAACTATCTTGGCACAAAAAAGAAGGTTGATATAGAAGAGACTTCAAACAACTATAACTTTGTTGGTAACAATAGAAAACCATATTATGCTATGAACTGGTTATCTAAAAAGGCAGTTTCCTCAGATAATCAGAAAAAGGGTGATAGTGCTGGATATTTTTTCTATGAAACTTCGGAAGGATTTTTCTTTAAGTCTATTGATGGATTACTGTCACAAGATAAAAAGAAGTCGATAATCTTTAACCAAACTCCCGATAGTCGAGGAGAAAATATACCTGCAGGATATGATGTGAAGGCACTTGATTATGTGAAGGATAATGCTGTTGATGTTCAGAACAAACTTCAGATGGGAGCATTCTCTACCAGAACAGTTTTATTTGATCCTTTCACAACATACTATGAGGTAATAACACCAAATGCAAAGCAAAAAGAAAAGTCACTTAAACTTGGTGGTAAAGAACTTCCAGTTTTGAATAAAGAGTTTGATAAAACTGGAGCAAATAAAGATTTTTCCAGAACAACTTATTATCTCTTAGATAAAGGAACTCTTCCTAGTGGAAACACTCAACAACAAATTGAAAAGTCAAAAGAAGAAAACTTTGAACCTAAAAATATTTTGAATCAATCTATTATGAGGTATGGTCAACTCTTCTCAACAAAAAGTACTATCACAATACCTGGAGATTTCTCTCTTCATGCTGGAGACGTTGTTTATTGTGATGCTAAACAACTTGCAGAGAACGATGAAGAGATTAATAAGGAATATGGTGGTCTATATATTATAGCAGATTTATGTCACTACATTTCTCCAAAAGAAACTTATACTAAACTCAATCTGGTTAGAGATTCTTTTGGTCGAAAAGGAAATCACACCTCAGGTAATATTCCACTATGACACCAAGAAGTATTCAACAACATATTGAAGACGATCGTAATGAAATAGATAATCCAAATACAAGTGGTCAGCGTAGACGCCACTTAGAAGGAGAACTTGAATCTTTAGAAAAGTATCAAGAAAGTCATCCAAATGATACTCATGACCCAACTGGATTGGAACTTTATTGTAATGACAACCCAGATGCTTTGGAATGTAGAATCTATGAAGATTGATAACTAATGGAAGGCGGATCTTTATTTAACCCTGGATTTTTAGGTGGATCGTTTTTATGGTGGATTGGACAAATCGCCAGCGATTCCACTTGGCGAGATAACACTCTGCCAGGAAAGTTTGAGAGTAAAGACCAAGTTCCTGGTTGGGGTCGTAGATATAAGGTTAGGATTATAGGTCTTCACGACCAAGGAGAAACTGAGATACCATCAGACCAACTTCCTTGGGCTCAGATAATGTATCCAGTGACTGCTGGAGGTGGACAAGCTCACGCTAGCACTACATCAAACCTAAGACAGGGGATGATGGTTTTTGGTTTTTTCCTAGACGGACAAGACCAACAAGTTCCCGTCATTATGGGAGTTCTTGGTAATAATGCACAAACTCCACTTGCCACAACTATAGGTGACAATCGAGTAACAAATACCCAACCAGGAAACCTAGCTGTTAGTGGACACGCTAATCCTGCTGATGGTAATAAAGACCAAAATCTAAAAGCACCAGATGAAGGTCTTGTAATCAA